GCATCTCAGATGATGACTGGAGTGCTTCCGCAACTTTCTTTACGGAGGCAATTGGGATGAAGCTCAAAGTGGCGTTCTCGCGTCCAGAAGACGGCACGTTCTTTCTCGGGCGCTATTATCCAAAGCCGTTGGAGTCTCTGGCTTCGTACGCGGATGTCGTCAAGGCACTCCGCAAACTCTCCGTCGCACGCAATTTAGACGTCGAGAAGTACAAGCTCAAGCTCTTCGGTTACTGGACAACCGATTCGCAAACACCCGGAATTCGTGAATACCTCATCGCCGTTGCGAGGATGTACAACGTCGACCTGCAGTCCTACGAGGGCATTGTTGAGGTCGACGATGATGGCACTCCAATGCTTTCCAAGGAGATGGTGCATCTCCTCGCGACGGATCGGGACATGTTTTATCGCGTAGCTGGCGGACCCTACTGCGTCTCGGACGACGATGTGCCGATGATGCTGGAGGCCATTGCCCCTCAAGTTAACTTCGATAGTGCTACGGAGCTTGAGGGCTGGCTTAAGTCCCTTGCCCAGTGCGCGACTTGGGAGGACCTTGATGCCTTCCAGTTGCCAGGAATGGACTTTGACCCTGACGCCGAACCTGAAGGAACGGTGCGGATGTCTGGTCCAGTCGCCAACTTGCTTTCCGCGCAGCCGTCACGGTCAGACATGACCGATTACTCACTTGACGAGCTGGCGGCGGCTGCCGAGCTAGCGCTCGAGGAGCTGCTCCACAAAGAGGAGGCAAGTACGAAAACGCCACCTTGCGCATCAGCGTGAGGTGGCGTGCGACGCCCTTCCCAGCAGACGTTTCTTTCTACGCGCGAATGCGCGGGATGGTTCTGGACGTCTGTGACCGTTAGGTTTGCTGCCGAATCGGTCAGACTGGGTGAGAGATTGACCCCTCGAAAGCTACAGGCTTGTGCACCTTCATCGGTGCGCGAAAGAGTTTCACTTACCGTACTTCCAATGAGCGCTTCCACCGAGGCCATGCGGCTTCGGGACATCGTCCGGTCCAAGGACCCGATGCACGAACTCTGTCAAAATCGTCTCATAACTCCTGAGGCGTGCGACTGGGTCAAGAGTGCTCTAGACCCATTCCACGATCAGCAGTTGGAACATGTCCGCGGATACCCCGATGTGTCCACGGATCCGACTGTCGTGGTCAAGGTCAGGCAGGCGTTAACAGTGTCGGCCCCACCTGGTCTACAAGCTGACCAAACTTGGGATTGCCACATTGTGACGTCTCCCATTGATTTCAACCCAATGTCTGCTAGTTCTCTCGTAGCAGCCGATGCCCATGCATTCGGTCGCCCGGAGACTGGCACGCCGGGCAGTGCATTGTCTCTCCTCAACGCTGCTGGTACCATTCAGACCTTCGACCTGGATCAGGAAAGGTTCTACACCAGGACTGGGCGAATGGATGGTCTTCTCATCAATAGCGTCCCTGCTGACTCTATTGAAGATCGCAACTGGACTTACACTCCATTGCACTGCCCCGAAGAGGGCGGAGGAGGCTACCAACTCCAGCAGATCAACCTTGACAACTACCTCGACTTCCAGACCTCGGATTTCGGAGTGTACCGACTCATCTACTCCGGGTTTGAGGTTGTCAACACCACCGCCCAGATCTACAAGCAGGGCGCTGTGACCGTATACGAATACGGCAATTCATTTGAGACGGCAGCTTCATCACCTGTCGTTGGTAATGCACCCGACGTGTCAAACACCTCGTCTTACATCAACGGCTACCCTTACATCCCGCCTAAGAATCCCACGTCGTGGTTCCGTTGTCCTCCGAACACCATTGCGGAGGCTAAGATCATGCCCGGTTCCCATTCATGGGCTGCCGCTGACGGTTGTTATTGTACTGCGAAGTTCCAGACTGACAACCCGTTCCAAGGCATGACGCAGCGGCCGTTCTGCATTGCGCAGAATGAGCCTACTGCCGGACCGAACAGTGGGTACTACCAGACAGGATCCAACACTCCATCCGGTGGCTCATATGCCTCCGATTACACATTGGGCTATGACCGGCTTCTTGCCGGCAACACACCGCCTTCGGCCTTTGGTGGTCCCGTTCATTTCAGTCGAATGAACACCACCGGCGCCTATTTCACTGGCCTATCACCACAGACGACTCTGTTCGTCACTTGGCGGGTCGGTATTGAGCGCCTTCCAGCGGCAAACAAGCCGACTTTCCTTGCACTGGCTCAGCCGAGCGCGCCTTTTGATCCTCCCGCGCTCGTGCTCTACAGCATGGTCGCCAACGTCCTGCCACCTGGTTGTCCCCAGGGGTATAATGATGCTGGCAAATGGTTTAAGTGGATCTCCGATGCAGCACAAAAGTCGATCCCGACTGTCTACCCCATTGTGCGTACGGCGACAATGCTCGCTGGCGCCATGGGCCGGCCAATTTTGGCCAGTGCGCTCGGAGGCCTCTCCCAGGCCATGAAACCTGTCGCCGAACAGCAGGCCGCCCAGCGTTTGCAAGCGGCCGCGCGGCGCAAGCAGTCTGCCAAGGGAAGTGGACGCAAAGCCGTCCAGAACTGGTCCCAACCCACACCGCGAGGTGTGCGGCCAGGCGGTGTGAACGGTCTCAAGTAGAGGCCTTCACATCTTCGAGGTCAAGCTCGCTTAACGGCGATACAAGTTCCTATGCCCACTGGTCAGGGCGAAAGACAAGACAAGAACCATTCACACATGGGACAAGGTAGTCCGCCAGTCATCGAAGGCTGGTCGTTGCTTCTAAGCATTAAAAGGGGTTCGATTCCTCTCTTGGTTGAGAAAGCATGTGTGGTATCCGTTTTAGGGTACGCCTACCGCTGGGCGAAACATCAAATACAGCG